GGTCTCTTAAGATGGCTGACAATCAACAGTGCTATGCCTGTCTCCTGCACAATCATCCTAAGCTTGGTCATGATCTCATCTAATGCTTTACGTTCATCGCCAACATCGCCAGAACTGACGACAATACTAATATGATCCAACACAACAAAGCTACATCCGAGTCCTTTAGCCATGAATCTGACTCTTGATAGTATGTTGTCAATTGATGTACTCCCAAAATGATCAAAAAGATAAACCCTATTAGTGCCAAGAGTGTGCTCGAAGGCATCTCTAAACTCCTCATCAGTGTACGCTGTATCAGGTAGATGCAGCGGCTTGTTCGCATGGATAGACATGATACCTTTGGCAGTGCGAACAGTAGACTCCTCCAGAAACATCAATCCTATGTTGTCCTCAGTCTTACATAGGATGTGATAAACGATCTCCCTTAGCACCTGTGATTTACCTAGTCCAGAACCTGCTGTAAACGTCACCAGCTCACCTTTACGTATGCCATAGGTCAAAGCATTAAGACCAACCCAAGGATAGTCACAAGAGGCTTTAATGGCTGGGGTATTGATCTCTTCCCAAAGCTTTGATCCTTCGATGATCCCATCAGGTACATAGACTTCAGCAGCAAACCAGTCCTGGATGTACTCTTTGATCATCTCATCTTTGAGATAGTCGTTAGCATCTTTGTGTGGTTGCCTGTGCTTGACTATCTTAGCCTTAGCACCGAACAGATCAGCTACCTTCGTAGCAGCTTGCTTACCAACTTCATCAGCATCAAAGCTGATAACAATGGTTTCAAAAGAGTCAAGATATTCATAGTTGTCCTTACAGTCCTTAATTGCTGATTGTGCTCCGTTGCGTATGCTTACTACTGGATACCGCATACCGTTCATCTGATATACAGCAACAGCATCAAACTCACCTTCAGTAATGGTAATGCTCTTACCACCCTTAGGGAATAAGTGTTGTCCGAACAAAGTAGCCTTAGACCAATCACCTTTGATAGTGCAATCAGTCTTCATTGCATCATGTCTTACCTTGTATGCAGTGACCTTACCATCAGCATCACAGTAGGGAAAAGCTACACCACCCTCATCAGTGATCATCACACCAAAGGCTTTTAAGGCATCTCTGGATAGGTTTCTTAGCGGTATAGACTGATACTTACCATCTAACATTGGAATCACCTTAGCAGACTTTGTATGCTTTTGCCTGAAGTTATCATCATGTTCAGACATTTTAGTATTCGTACCACAAGCAAAACAATGTGACCAAGTCTCTCCTTTATCGTTAACAGATACGGACAATGCATCACTAGATCCACAATCATCACAGCCAACATGAGTGGCTAAGTAGTTCACTGATTCTTCTCCTTTAACTTGAGTCGTAGTCCTATTACGATATCTACCACTTGTTCTTCTCCTTTAGCTTGGCTTCGATTGCTCGTGCGAATCCCCATCTATCAAACCACGCTGCATTACCTTCGTCGATTTTCTGAGATAAATAACTCAAGTCCTGTATTTCCCCATCCGTCAGCCCAACCCATTCTTTCTTTGGTGGTGTGGTGTATAGAGGTGTCCGACCTTCGCCAGCAGACTTGTAAATGGTTCCGCACCCTACAGCATCGAAATGCTCACACACCTCATCGATTTTTACCCACCCTTCAACTGCGTTCCAATATTCAAACGGCTCTTGCTTTTCCTCCAGTGCTTGTCGCAGTGCGGTGATGACTCCTTCTAGTTTTTGGTCGCAATACACGTCATCAGCAATCTCGTTCAACATATCAAGCGCCATCTGCATAGCTTCTCTGCTCATGTTGTCCTCAAGTTAAAAGGGTTATGCCAACAGATACCAGTGTTGTCCCTGGTGTTGTATCCACCTAGTGAGTACGATATCAAGTATTGATGATCATCCTTCCTAATATCCCTATCAACAGTGTAGTTATCAACTAACTTAGACATAGAGTCTCTGATCTGCTTAGAGGTCTTGTTAGGGAATGCCTCTAGGAGGTCTTCTAAGGTAGCATAGCGGCCATGATTCTCTAGGTAGGCTACATAGGGGTTAACCTTACGCTTTCTTGGCTGTATACGCTTTCTCATACGTTGAACCCTTTAGCATTCAAAGCCTTCGTTAACTGACGCATCATAAAGTAAAACCCATACTCTTGACATAAGCGAACAAAACGATTTAAGACATCATTAATGTTGTGATCTTCCATCATGTCTTCGTACTCACCTTTAGTGTAGTCGAATGCTTCATCAGGTAAAAATTCATCATCAGGGTACATTTCGAACAATCCTTATGTTAAGCCCTACTGTACATAGACTATTTAGACTAAGTACTAAGTATATAGTAAATATTATACATAGTATATACTTAGTACATAGCCTAAGTAGCCTACATAGCCTATATAGATTTAGGGTATCAGAGAAAAACAAAGTTGTCAAGTTATTCTTCATCAATGTTACGTTTGCTTACAATGTCATCATCTCCTTCATTGATCAAGCGTACATTGCCTACTGCAGCAATCTCATCACGGACATACTTAAAACAATCATTGCATAAGTCAATGTACTGGTGTGTTCGAACACTACGCCTAGAGGCTTCATAGTCACTTAAGGCTTCATTGCATGATAAACATCTCATCTTGATTACCTATCATAGGGTGGTTTGTGGTGGATTATCTTATGAACTGTAGATTGAAATGTGTCGTTTAACTTTGCTACTTTCCTTTGGGATAAACCAGAAGCATAATCTAAACGGATCTTAATTGCCTCATCATCAGTGTGTTTTTTAAGGTTTTTATACAAACCTCTCCCTTTCCTATCCCTATCTTGGGCATTGTCTTTATGAGTTCCTAAAAACAAGTGATTAGGGTTAACACAGCCAGGGTTATCACAATGATGGCAAACACATAGGTTACTTAGTATGAGTTGCCCTTTGTTTTTGTAGTGAGCGTAAGAAAACCTATGAGCCAACATAACTTTTTTGTTGGTTCTAAATCGACCATAGCCATCCTTATTTTTAGCAACTAACCATTCCCAACAATCATCCGGACCTTTCATATCTACTTTCTCACGCCATCGCTCAAAGTCAGTCTTTTTCACTTTAGATCATCTTTCATAGAGTCAATCAACGAAACAAGCCTGTAATACTGAACATGCTCTCTCTCTGCTTCCTTATCAGCAGCATCAGCATGACCTAATGCAATGGCTATGTTAGCCTTAATTTGAAGCTCAATCAGGTACAGCAATTCATCCAACATCTCTTTGGTCATAGAATACCCTCTAGAATCGATTAAAACGGGCCTAGAAGCAACGATCTAGGCTAAGTTGGTACCTACCTACATGAGTGCATCTTCAACGCCTTGTAGAGCCTCTAATCGTTTAGCGTGTTTAGACTGCCTAAGCTTAGACAATACGCTGGGATTAACCCAAGTATAATTAGGGAATGGCCAATTAGGATGATCAGCAGCGTATCGGATACAGACTGTACCGTCTGTAGAGTCCCCGCTAACTATCTCGCTGACTATCTCGCAGGGCTTACCATTAAAATATAATTGAATCATATAGTTAATCCTATAAAAATCATGAAGGCAAACAATACACCGAAAGCACTACCACCAAGATACAATACAAGATCATTAGATTTCATAGTCTATTCTCCAGATAAGTCTACGATAGGGTTAATCCAGTACTCTTCAGGTTCTAATCGATCAACGAAGTCTTCAGCATCATCTAACGTATCGAACCTGTCCAAGTGCTCTAAGCCACCTTCTAAGCTTAGATAGTACGTGACTAGATAGCCTACGATTTTCATGCTGTCTCTTCCTCTTCTGATTCCTCTTCGTCTTCGTCGTCAATATCAGATACTAAATGATCAGCAATAGCCCACCAGTCAACATCGGACAAGAATGCTAAAGCGTAATCACGTGCAAGTCCTTCGTTTGATGTTGCCTCGATTAATTCCTCAGCATATTCTTGACAAGCAGTCCTCAATTCTGACATGCAATGTACAGATCTTCCAGTAAGATCACGTGCTGTCATGCCATCGAAGATTTCTAGGTTGATTCTCCAAGTTGCGTAGTTAGTCCAGCCGTTGTAAGTTGATTTGCTCATGATAGTTAGTCCTTTGTGGGGTTGATTGAAGCTTTAAACTTTAACTGCTTTGAGGTACGGAAGCAAGTTCTCTGACAAATTAGCCAACTTGATTGCAAGTAACTTAGCCTGCTTTGCACTGCTTGCTTGTATGTTGTAATCAACGACTAGGTTTTGAGTACCCAAGTAGTAAACTTTAAACATTTGATTTACTCCGTGTTTGTTGTCGATGTATGCATACTACCTGGCTGATTTTGCGTTGTCAATGGCATTTCAGGACTATCCGATGAACGGACAATAACCAAGGATGGATGGTAGTGTTGTTCGAATACAACGTTTCACGTGGAACACTGTACTGGCTTAGGTGTATCTATGTGGTGCTTCATCAATACATTCTTCCACCTGCACAGATCCAGCACAGACTGCACAGCCTATGCAGTAACTTACGTTAACTTACGCTATCTTGCTGCTATCTTGCAGTATCTCCATTGTATTCTGTATACAGTATACGACATAGGGGGAGGGGTGTAGTAGTGGTGTAGATTGTTGTGGTGCTACTTAGCCACAAAAAAGAGCAAAATAGACAATGCTAATGATAATTCATTACTATTAAGAAATCTCTTAAGAATCAATAGGTTATCTATAAAGCCTCTGCGGAGCCTATGACACCATGTTAATGGAGTCCCGCCATAGCCTTGATTGCTGTGTAGTCTGCACTGAATCTGCACTGGTTAAAACACAGTCTGCACTGACAATAACCCTACAGTAGTAGTCAAGACACTTTACAACAATATCATTTGTATGCTACAATAAGTCCTTCTATGTAGGCTATGAACAAAACATCGTATAAAAACTAAATAATAGTAGACATATAACTTATCGTCATACACTACATTGTAGATACATAAAATTATATACACCTTACAGTCCTGCCTTCCGGCAGAGAAACTATATAGAGGTAGTGATGTCCGAAATTAAAACTGAAGTTATATCTGATCTTTGTTCGCTACCTTCATCGGTCAGCCAGGATGTCGTGGCAGTCAATGAAGAAAAGAAAGTGCCTGCGAAAAAAAGAAAAAGAGGAAGACCTAAAAAGGAAGAAGTACAGAAGTACATTAAGAGAGCTAAAAGAGGTAGACCTCCTGGTGAAGCAGCAAGGATTAAAGAACTAACAGCTTCACTGTTGCTGACACACTCACAGGCTATCATCAGAAAGATAGTGCATAAGGCTCTTAATGATGAGGATAAGGATCAGATGGCAGCGCTGAAGCTGTGTGTTGATAGGATGTTACCAGTAAGTTACTTTGAGGATAAAGGTGCTGGTGGAGGCTCTAGAGCCATTACCATCAACATCACTGGAGTAAATGATACCCCAGTAGAGATGATTGAGCATGAACCTGTTGAAGTAGAAACTACCTTGATAGACTACGAAGAAGAAGACGATGGATCTACAAGTTAAGTTACTACCGTGGCAGCAAGAGGTCTTTAAAGACCCTGTAAGGTTTAAGATCATCGCTGCTGGTAGACGTACAGGTAAATCTAGGTTAGCAGCTTGGACACTGATCATAGAGGCTCTACAGACTGATAAAGGTCATGTCTGGTATGTAGCACCAACGCAGGGACAAGCTAGAGATATTATGTGGACTACGCTGTTAGAGCTAGGACACCCAGTCATCAAAGGTAGTCATGTTAACAATATGCAGATTACGTTGGTGAATGGGGCAATGATATCGCTAAAGGGTGCTGATAGACCAGAGACAATGCGTGGTGTTAGTCTTAAATACTTAGTGATGGATGAGTATGCAGACATGAAACCACAGGTGTTCGAACAAATCCTTAGACCTGCATTAGCGGATCAGAAGGGTAGGGCAATGTTCATAGGAACACCAATGGGTAGAAATCATTTCTATGAACTGTATAAACTAGGTGATAGTGGTAAGGATCAGCATTACAAGGCATGGCACTTCACTAGCTTTGATAATCCATTGTTAGACCCTGAAGAGATTGAAGCTGCTAGAGGATCAATGTCTAGCTTTGCTTTCAGACAAGAGTTTATGGCATCGTTTGAGGCTGCACAGTCGGAGATCTTCAAAGATGAATGGATTAAAATTACTGACGAAGAACCTGAGGATGGTAACTACTTCATTGCGGTGGATCTTTGTGGTTTTACGGATTCATCTCAGGCGAACAAGACGAAAAACTCTAAGTTGGATGAAACAGCGATAGCCATTGTTAAGGTTAACACTAAAGGCTGGTGGGTTGCTGATATACAGTATGGTAGATGGGATGTCCGAGAAACAGCAGTGAGGATACTAAAGGCTGCTAAGGACTACAGAGTCAATGCTGTAGGGATTGAGAAAGGTGCGCTGAAGAATGCAGTAATGCCTTACATGAATGATCTGATGCGTAGGAATGGTTTTTATCCTCGTATTGAAGAGTTAACACACGGTAATAAGAAGAAGACAGATAGGATTGTTTGGTCACTACAAGGACGATTTGAACACGGTAGGATTGTACTGAAAGAAGCTGATTGGAATAACAAGTTTATAGACCAACTGATGCAGTTTCCTGATAGTAAGACTCATGATGACTTAATAGATGCTGTTAGTTACATTGATCAAATACAGGTAGCAGATTGGAATCAGAACTTGAATGAAGAAGAGTACGAAGTCCTAGACACAACAATAGGTTGGTGACAATGAAATTTGAATCTGAAATCACACCTCAGAATGCCTTAGTAGCCTTCGTCATGGATCGCTGTAACGATTGGCGTAACTACAGGGATGAGAACTACATGGATCGCTGGGATGAGTATGAGCGTCTCTGGCGAGGTCTTTATGCTGATGAAGATAAAACAAGGGATTCTGAGCGTTCAAGGCTTATTAGCCCTGCCCTACAGCAAGCAGTAGATAACAAACAAGCTGATCTTGAAGAAGCTGTGTTCGCTAAAGGTGTATTCTTTGACATCAGCGATGACATCAGTGATCAGGATAAGACTGATGTTGAGAAGATGAAGTCTTTGTTGTCCGAAGATTTCAAGAAAGATAAAGTACGTAAGAACATTGGCCAGATCATGACCTTAGCAGAGATCTACGGTACTGGTATCGGTGAGGTCATTGTCAAACAAAAGAAGAGTCTGACACCAGCAACACAGCCTACAGCACAGCCTGGATTGGCTATGATTGGTGTTAACACTAACTATAGAGTATCGGTAGACTTAAAACCTATCAATCCACGTAACTTCCTTGTTGATCCTAACGCAACCACCATTGATGATGCAATGGGTTGTGCTATCGAAGAGTATGTAGGTAGACATGCAGTCATCAAAGGCATGGAAGATGGTGTTTATAAAAAAGTTGCTATCGGTGAAGCATCCTTAGACACTGATCTAGAGCCTAATCAAGACTTAACTTACTATCAATCAGATAAGGTATTACTACTTCGTTACTATGGTTTAGTACCTAAGAAGTTGTTAGATAACCCTGATGACTTATCTTTTGAAGATGATGAGTTGTATTCAGAGATGGTAGAGGCTTTGATCGTTATTGCTAACGGAGAAGATCTACTCAAAGCTGAAGAAAACCCCTTCATGATGCAGGACAGACCTGTTGTTGCCTACCAAGCTGATAGCGTTCCTGGTCGTTTCTGGGGTCGTGGAACGGCTGAGAAGGCATACAACATGCAAAAGGCTGTTGATGCACAGATTCGTAGCCATGTAGACTCTTTAGGGCTTACAGCAGCTCCTATGATGGCTATAGATGCTTCTAGATTACCTCGTGGACAGAAGTTTGAGATCAAACCAGGGAAGAATATCCTTGTCAATGGTAACCCATCAGAGATCCTACAACCCTTTAAGTTTGGTGTTACAGACAAATCTAACATCGAAACAGCTCAAATCTTCGAAAGAATGATGCTACAGGCTACAGGTACGTTAGATACAGCTAACTTACCTGCTCAAGTTAGTGGTGGTGATGCAGCAGCGGCTGGTTTAGCGATGGCTGTTAGCGGTATTATCAAGAAGAACAAGCGTTCCTTAGTGAATTTCCAAGAAGATTTCCTTATTCCGTTCGTACAGAAGGCTGCATGGCGGTATATGCAGTTTGCTCCTGACCGTTACCCTGTAAAAGACTTTGAATTTATCCCAACAGGTACGCTAGGGATGGTTGCTAGAGAGTTTGAACAGGCTCAGATGATGGCAATGATGTCTACGCTAGGTCCAAACAGTCCTATCGTACCTTTATTGCTTCAAGGTATCGTTGAATACTCATCATTACCTAACCGTGAGAGCTTACTACAGCAACTTCAGCAGCTAACACAGCCAAATCCTGAGCAACAACAGGCTCAACAGCAAGCTACACAGCTTCAATTGGCTGATGCACAAGCTACCGTACAGGAAAAGCAAGCCAGAGCACAGAAAGCAGCAGCAGAGGCTCAGAAAGCGTCTATAGAGGCTCAGTTAATGCCTGAAGAGGTAAGAGCTAAGATCGTTAATGCAGCCACTCAGAACCTTCCTAACAACGATGACTCAGCAGAGCGTGAATTCCAACGTAGAATCAAGATTGCTGAATTAATGTTGAAGGAAGAAGATATCAAAAGCAATGAAAACATAGCCAAGATGCAAATGGAGACTAAAAAGCAGGTAGATAAGCAGTTTACCGATGCTCTTGGTGAGTAATCATGGATGAGGAAAAACTACTACAGCTAGCTGCTGTTGTTGGTAAGTTAAAGAAGAAAGTAAGTGAGCTAGACTCTAAAGCAGAAACCATCAGTAAACTAGAAGGACCACAAGGTAAACAAGGTCCTAAAGGTGATAAAGGTAACCCTGGTAAAGATGGACTACCAGGAAAAGATGGTAGAGATGGTGTTGACGGTAAAGATGGTATAGACGGTAAACCAGGAAAAGATGGTGTATCAGTTGTTGATGCTTACATTGACATTGACAACTCACTGGTACTTAAGTTGTCTAATGGTATTGAAGTCAGTGCTGGTGAGTTACCACAAACTTCTAAGTCCAAAGACAACATATACATTCAGAATACACAGCAGTTTGGACTAGATGGTTTACCTGATGCTACGGAAGACCCTGTACCAGAATACTTTCTTGTTAGACAAGACGGACAATGGAAGAAAGCTTCGTTTACTTACTTACTTGGTTGGCTTAGTGTTTCGAACATCCTGGCTACTGAAAACGGTGATTTCCTCACCACAGAAGCTGGTGATTACATTATCATGGAGTAGACATGGCTGACGTAAAGATATCAGCACTATCAAATGCATCAGCATTGGCTGGTACTGAAGTTGTACCTATCGTACAAGGCGGTAACACTGTAAAGACAACACTCAGCAACATCGCTGCTTTGTCTGGAAACGGTACAGTAACTTCAGTAGCTTTGTCAGTGCCTACGGGGTTAACTGTAACAGGATCACCAGTAACATCAGCAGGTACGTTAGCAATATCGAATACAGCTGGTTATGCGATCCCTACCACATCAAAGCAAACTGATTGGGATACTGCTTATGGATGGGGTAATCATGCTACGGCTGGTTATGCGGTAGGAGTAACAACCATTACTGCTGGTACCGGGTTGTCTGGTGGTGGTGACTTGTCCGCTAACAGAACCATTAACTTAGCGAACACAGCAGTTACAGCAGGTTCGTATACAAACGCTAACATCACTGTTGATGCACAAGGTCGTATCACATCAGCAGCTAACGGTACAGGTGGTGGAGGCGGTGGTGGGTCAGGTTCAAACAATTACGCTTGGTTTATATCTTAAGGATAAGATATGGCAACATTAGTATTAGACGGTACAACCAAAACAATACAGGCAGTGATGTCTGGTGCTGCTGCGACAAGCAACCCAGACTTTACTGTTGCTTATGCTGATAGCACTTCTTCATCCTTAACTGAAGGATCTAATGATGGTGCTTTAAATGGCACAACAGCAGTGACTTTAGTTTCTGCTCCATCAGCATCAACACGTAGAGTTGTTAAGTGGTTGACCATTCAAAACAAAGATACAGCAGCAGTGACTGTTACTGTTACCTTTAACAACTCAACAGGACCAACAACAAGACAGATTGCTAAAGTTACACTACAGCCTAACGATACCTGGACTACAGATGGTACGTTTGACAGTAATGGTAACATGAAGACTGTTGCTGGAACTGTTAATCTTGCTACACAGGTAACAGGAACTCTACCAGTTGCTAATGGTGGTACTGGTGTAACAACTTCTACAGGATCAGGTTCAGTGGTGTTATCAACATCACCAACCTTAACAACACCTGTACTTGGTACACCTACTTCAGGAACACTAAGTAACTGTACAGTAGACGGTACTAACGCCGTCGGATATAGAAATGTACCTATATCAAGCAACTCAACGAATACGCTCGTTGTTGGTGATGTTGGTAAGGTTCTGTCAGTAAGCGCGGGTCAAACGGTTCCTAACTCAACATTTGCTGCTGGCGATGTGGTTGTTATTTTTAACAATTCAGCGTCATCTATTACGCTTACGATGTCGATCACAACTGCTTATATAGCTGGAACCAATACGGATAAAGACACAATGACGCTTGCAACCAGAGGTGTTGCAACGATTCTGTTCATCTCTGGTACGGTTTGTGTTGTTTCTGGGAACGTGTCATGACCGGTATTTTAGCTACGCTTATAGGGCAGATTTTTCAAAGTAGTGCAGTCACTCCAGACCCTTACTACGAATACACCACGCTACTTCTTCCTGGCAACGGTACGAATGGCGCACAGAACAATACGTTCTTAGACGCTGGAGCAGTCTTTACTGGCTCCATAGCGGTAACAACCATGACAGTTTCAGCGGTTACGTCTGGAACGATTCTTATTGGACATACGATTACTGGTTCTGGTATTACCGGAGGAACGACTGTTACAGCGCAGTTAACAGGAACGACTGGCGGTGTTGGGACGTATACGGTCAGTGCGTCTATGACTGTAGCAAGCACGTCTATCACTTCAGCCTTCCCCATCACCCGCAACGGAAACACGACACAAGGTACGTTTAGCCCGTTCTCACAGACTGGGTGGGGGAATTATACGGTTGGCTCAGTAAGTGGGGCTTCTAGGATTGATGTAGCAGGAACTAGCGGTTTGTTTGGTACTAATGTTAGTTACACAATTGAAGGATGGTTTAACTTTACGACACCTTCGGTAACAGACAATACAAACATTATTGCCACAAACACAAATACTTTCCCTTCACGATGGCTTATTGATGCTAATGTAACAAGCAGTCTTATCAATTTACGAATAATCACTGAATCAAACGCTATTATTTATAGCGGGTCTACAGTTTCTTATTCATTAGGAAGCTGGGTTCACTTAGCGATTGTTAACGACAATACCGCCAACACCTTTACGTTTTACATTAACGGACAAGCTGCTGGAACAAGGGCAAAGGTTTCACTAGGTTCTTATGCGACCTTAAATTTACTTAATCAATACGGCGTTGCCTCTGCGGTTCCTTTTTATGCTTCAAATTTTCGCATTACAAACGGACAGGCTTTATACAGCACTAACTTTACGCCAAGTACCGTACCGTTAACAACGACATCTCAAGGCGCAACCGCTGGTAATGTTGCACTGCTTACCTTCCAAAGCAATCGCTTTGTTGACAATAGCTCAAGCCCTAAAACCTTAACTGTTAATGGAAGCAACTCCGTAGTCGCCTTCTCCCCATTCAATCCCACTGCAAGCTGGAGTGCTGCCGCTAATGGTGGGAGTGGGTATTTTGATGGTAGTGGGGATTATTTGAGTGTTGCTGATAACACAAATCTTCGTCTTGGAACCAATGCTTTTACTATACAAGCGTGGGTATATAGAAACGCGTCAGGGGCAGCTCATTCCATCATAGCTAAAGGTGGGGCATCAACTGGCTATGTTTTACAAGTAACATCTACAAACGTGCTTAGGTTTACGCATGGTACTACTAACGTAGATACAACAACAACCATTCCCGCTTCTGCTTGGACTCATGTTGCCGCCGTTAGAACTAATACATCAACTAATGGGTTTCAGCTCTACATCAATGGTGTAAGTTCTGCCACGGCAACAGTAGCAACAGACTTTAACCAAACAGATACGCTGTATATAGGTAGTGATCGTAGCGCCGCTAACGTAATGAATGGTTACATTAGTGGTTTGAAATACACCAACGGAACCGCTGAAAGCATTTCAGTACCAACAGAGCCGCCAACAGCAACAACTAATGTAGCTTTGTTAACCAACTTCACCAACGCCGGTATCTACGATGCTACAAGTAAGAATGACTTGGAGACGGTGGGGAATGCTCAGATAAGTACGACACAGAGCAAGTGGGGTGGGAGTAGTATTAGTTTTGACGGCACTGGTGATTGGTTGTTAATACCAGATCAGTCACCGCAAAGGATTGGTACAGGTAACTTTACTATTGAAATGTGGGTGTACCGAAACTCTTCTGGAACTTATGGACTTGCTGGTAAAGGTACTGGTACAACAGGATGGCTTGTCTCGCTTAACAGCAGTAACCAAGTTGTCTTTACTTATGGTTCAAGCACAATCACTTCATCGGGTACGGTATCGGCCACAACCTGGACGCACATTGCTGTAGTCAGAGAAGGTACAAGCACCAATCAAACAAAGATATACATTAACGGAACCAATGATGGTACTGGTACTGTAAGCACAGACTTCAACCAAACCAATTCCATGTATATCGGTGCTGACAGAACAGGTGGCAGCGCAGCTAACGCATACGTTCAGGATGTGCGAATAACTAACTACGCTCGCTACACAGCCAACTTCACTGCACCAACAGCAGCCTTCCCAACCATATAGAGGTAGACCATGCAATATTGGACAAAGAACGGATCTATCCCAAGCACTGAAACAGATGGTACTGAAGGCTGGCAACAGGCTCCTTCGCCTCCGACAGACATTCCTGATGGTAAAGAGTTGGTATGGCTAAACTGGGAATGGCTGATACGTGACCCTAAGCCAGCAGACAGAGCAGGATGGCAGTGGAACTGGAACCATGCAGACAGGGCTTGGGTTGAGAGTGCTTGGGGTAATGTAGAGCCTATAGAGCTAATAGAGACTATAGATCTACCTACACTACTGACTACAGATCAGGTAACTATGTTTACTACATCACAGATCGCATAAAGTCTGCTATCTTTTGATGTTCTTCAGCAGTACCATCATTCTTAATACGGTTAGCTCTCCAAGATAAGATAACTACGTTTCCTTTGATGTATCCTTTAGAGGAATCAATCCTATCAAAGCTTGGAGAGTTGTCTGAACGGAAACTAGCTAGGTAGTCTAACTCTATACCTAATATCGGACAATGAGTAGGGAATGTTAGGTCATTGAACTCTATATCCCAATCATGTTTGTAGTTAGATGCTTTCTTACGTCTGAACTTTTCTCTAATGATCTGGTAGAACTCATCAGCACGAACATAAGATTCTTCAGGGAAATGCCCCCACTTCTGTTTGTAACTAGATCGTCTCTTCAGTAGCGTAGCCTGTCTAGGTAATTGTTCGTACGTAAGCCTACCTAAAGACACTAACTTGTTAAACAACTGATGTACTCGTTGACGACTGACATTACCTAGATCAACCCTGATTTCATCAGTTTGTTTACCTAGAAGAACTAAACGACAAACAAGATCTAGTCTTTCTTCTGGTGTTAGCTTACTTTTAGCAAAGTGCATTGATTTCATAGAGTCTCCCGAAAGGGTTATTGTAACACGTTTTACTTACGTAGTCAAGGCTCTTTACAACAATATTTTCACTGTGGTAAAATAACAACAATGGATACTACTAAGTTACTAAAGTACTACGAAGAGCGATTCGACCTTATGAGTCATCCAGGATGGAAAACTCTGTTGGAAGATGCTAAAGAGTACAGAGACGCAGTAGCGGACATAACCACTATCTCTAGTGGTGAAGAACTACAAGAACGTAAAGGTCAACTAAAAGCTTTAGATTGGCTCCTAACGATGCATGAAGTTTGGGAAAAAGCCTATGAGGATTTAGTCAATGAGGATACTGAATGATTTTGAGTGTGCTAACGGACATGTTACTGAAAGGTACACAGATCACTATGTTAAAGAAATACAGTGCCCACACTGTGACTTGTTAGCACAAAGACAATTAGCATCTCCTAGAAGCAAACTAGAAGGCATCACTGGTGCTTTTCCAACAGCTTCTGATAGATGGGCAACGATGCATGAACAAGCAGTAAACGTAGCAAAGTCTAAGTCCTATTATGAGGGATAACTTAGATTCCTTTTTAATTCCTAACAATTGGGTTATACCCGACTAGGAGAAGCAGATGGCTGAATTTGTAGAATCTCTAGATGATGAAGTAGGTAACGATGAATTTCAAGCTGTAGAGGCTAAGGCTGAAGCAGCGCCAACCCAGGAAGAACCTACGATCCCTGAGAAGTATAAGGGTAAATCGTTAGATGACATCATAAGGATGCACCAGGAGGCTGAAAAGCTAATTGGTCGTCAAGCACAAGAAGTTGGAGAAGTTCGTAAGTTAGCTGATGAACTCATCAAAAGGCAAATCACACCGCAGGATCAACCTGCTAAAGCTATCGAAGATGATACTGACTTTTTTGCCGATCCTGTTAAGGCAGTTAACAAAGCAGTTGAATCCCATCCAGCAGTTGTTCAGGCTCAACAGGCTGCAACACAGATGGCTAGGATGCAAACAGCAAACAGGCTAGCTCAATCACACCCTGATTATACTCAAGTCATTACTGATCCTGAGTTTGCTTCATGGGTAAATGAGTCACCTGTACGTCAAAGATTGTACGTAGCAGCAGACAAACAGTTTGATTTCGATTCCGCTAATGAGTTGTTGTCTAACTTCAAAGCATTGAAGAAAGCTAAACAGGACACTGTTCAGCAAGCAGCACAACAGCTTCAGGAACAACGTAATCAAACACTCAAAGCAGCTACTGTAGCAGTTGATGGTGCTACTGGTGAGACGAGCAAGAAAATTTATCGTCGAGCAGATCTTATTCGACTTCAAATGACTGACCCTGAACGTTATATGGCATTACAAGATGACATCATGTCAGCCTATAGCGATGGTAGGGTCCGATAACCTAACTTTAAGGACATTAAAATGGCTTCAGCAGCTTATCCTGGTGGAAGTGGTTCCATAGTAAACAAGACCAACGCAGATAAATTTGTACCTGAGATTTGGTCTGATGAAATCATCGCTTCTTACAAGAAATCACTTGTTATGGCGAACCTCGTCAACAAGATGACAATGCGTGGTAAGAAAGGTGATACGCTTCATATTCCTAGCCCCACTCGTGGTGCAGCATTCGCTAAAGCAGCTAACACTGCTGTTACGATTCAGGCGAACGTTGAGTCTGAAGTGCAAGTTACCATTAACAAGCACTACGAATACTCACGTTTGATTGAGGACATCGTCGAAGTTCAAGCTCTTGCTTCGCTTCGTCGTTTCTACACTGAAGATGCTGGTTATGCATTGGCTACGCAGGTTGACTCTGATCTAATCCAGATCGGTCGTCTCTTCAACGGCTCTCATGCCGCTGGCACTACCGGTGACTACAGTGTGTCCGGTACAACCACTGCTTACATCGGTGGTGATGGTACTACAGCCTTCGTTGGTGGTGCTGGTGCTGGTAACGCAACTGCACTAACTGATGCTGCTATTCGTCGTACCATTCAGCGTCTTGATGATGCTAACGTACCTCAAGATGGTCGTTACTTGGTTATTCCTCCTGTTGCTCGTAACACCCTAATGGGTCTTGCTCGTTTCACCGAACAAGCCTTTGTTGGTGAGCAAGGTGGTAACAACACCATTCGTAATGGTCAGATCGGTGATGTGTACGGTGTTAAAGTGTTTGTTAGCAGCAACGCTGACACTGCTTATGCTTCGTCCGGTACTGCTCCTCGTGCTTGCTTGATGTTCCACAAAGATGCAATGGTTCTTGCAGAGCAAATGGCTGTTCGCTCACAGGCTCAGTACAAGCAAGAGTACCTTGCTACGCTGTACACTGCTGACACGCTGTACGGTGTTGCAGAGCTTCGTAACGATGCTGGTATTGCTTTGATCATCCCTAGCTAATAAAAGCTAAAGAGGGGCTGCTTCGGCAGCCTCTTTCATATAAGAGGTTACTATGGTCACTTTTAGATGCAAATGGTCAAACAACTTAATGAATGTTGAATACGAATACGACATTGAGCAGATGCGTAGGCATCCAGACTATGAAGAAGTAAAAGAAGAAGATAAAAAACAAGAAAGTAAAGTTAAGGTCACAAAGTCAACTAAAGAGGATTGATTGTGTCTAACTATACCAAAAGCACTAACTTTGCTGCTAAAGACTCCTTACCAAGCGGTAATGCGAATAAGGTTGTAAAAGGCACTGAGATCAACACAGAGTTTGATAACATAGCTACGGCTATTGCTACTAAAGCAGATCTAAACTCTCCTACACTGGTTACACCTAACTTAGGTACACCATCAGCAGCAGTGTTGACTAATGCGACTGGATTACCATTAACGACAGGTGTTACAGGTACGCTTCTAGTTGCTAATGGTGGTACTGGTACTAATACCTTTAGTGCTGGTGCTTTGTTGAAAGGTGCTGGTACGTCCGCAATCACTACAGCAACCGCTGGTACTGATTATGCACCAGCAACATCTGGCACAGCAATCCTAAAAGGAAACGGTACAGGAGGTTTTAGCAATGCCGCTGCTGGAACAGACTATGCCGCTGCTACAACAGGTACTTCAGCACAGTTATTAGCTAACAATGGTAGTGGTGGTTTCAGTAACGTAACTGTTGGTAGTGGTCTATCTTTGTCTGCTGGCACACTTTCAAACACAGCATCAGTCTCCGCTGCCACGCCCACCACACTGGGGACGGTGTATGGGAATACGCCTTCAGCAGGAACGTATGGAACTTTTTTAGGCTATCAAGCTGGCAACGTAACCACCGGCACAAGTATTACTGCCATTGGGCACAGTGCTCTTTACAGCAATACTACGGGCATTGACAACATTGCGGTTGGTAGAAATGCGCTTTACTACAATCAAACTGGTCAATATAACGTTGCTGTAGGAAGCGGTTCGCTATTCAATAATACAGTCTCCAATAACACCGCCGTTGGTTATGAAGCCCTAGGCGCCAACACCACTGGCATAGAAAATGTCGCTGTCGGTTATCAAACATTGGATGCGAATACAACAGGTAATGAAAATGCAGCGTTAGGGTACGGTGCGCTTACAGACGTTACGGCTGGGGTTGGTAACATAGGGCTTGGCCGTAGGTCAGGAGCAAGAATAACCACAGGATCGCAAAATATCTGTATTGGAAATTCACCGGGAGATTATGTAAATTATCTTACTACTGGTTCTAATAACATTTTGATGGGTTATGGTACACAATCCTCTAGCACAGGAAGTACACATGAAATCGTTATAGGAACAGTATTGGGCGTACAAGGAAAAGGAAACAACACAGGCTTTATTAGCCCAAATGCTGGTGGTGTCTATCAAGGCAACAACTCCTCATCTTGGTCAACGACCTCCGATCAACGTCTAAAGAAAAACATTGTTGATAACACCGAGGGTCTGGACAAGATTAGCCAGATCAGGGTTCGCAACTTTGAATATCGTTTGCCAGAGGAAGTTGATCCATCACTTAAGCCACAGGATGCAATCAATAAATCCGGCGTTCAACTTGGCGTTATTGCCCAAGAGCTTCAGCAAGTCTGCCCTGATTGCGTCAAGGAAGAGTCCACCGGCGTGTTGTCCGTAGACTCCGACAATGTGTTTTGGCACATGCTTAACGCCATCAAAGAACTCAACACACGCCTCCAAGCAGCAGAGGCTGAAATCGCAACCCTGAAAGGAGCTTAATCATGTCTGAAGTTATTCAAGAAGTACCCAGCCAAGCAGAACTTGACCGCCATTTCTCAGCAATGGGTGACTCGGTGGATCTCATCAACGCCATCGTTGCCGGTACTCAAATGATTTCAGGCAGTGTTAATGAAAAGAAAGATTGTGTAAAGCGTAATGTTGACCATCTTGAGTTGATGGTAGCAAAAGGTTGGTTTGATAGTTTTGATTTATCTGCTGTGAATCAAGCTATTGCGGTAGGAACTGCTTATTTAGCTAATCCTTAACATGAGACCTAAGGACAACAAACATGGCTCTCCAAGCTGATGAACATGTCAAACAAGTTGGAGATGCTATCTCAATCCTCACTGTGGTGGGGACTTTGGCTGAACTGCTACCAGCAATAGCTGCAATCTTAACGATTATGTGGACTGCTATTCGTATATGGGAAACAGATACCGTTCAATGTATGTTTAGACGTAAGAAGGGGAATAAAAATGCCGATGGTAGCGAATAAGAAGTTTCCTTACACAGCTAAAGGTAAAAAAGCTGCTGAAGAGTATGCATCAAAGAAAGCAAAGAAGATGCATGAGAAGAAAGAGTCTAAGGCTATGAAGGCTAAAGAGAAGAAGATGGGTTATCCATCGTGAAAGAAGGGCTATACGCTAACATCCAAGCCAAGCGTAAGCGTATCGCTGAAGGCTCTGGTGAGAAGATGAGAAAACCTGGCACTAAAGGTGCTCCTACAGCAAAAGCATTTAAGGAGGCAGCAAAAACTGCTAAGAAGAAATGAAAAAGGATTCTAGGCTGGAAAGAGCAGGAGTGTCTGGATATAATCGCCCTAAAAAAACCCCAACACATCCTACTAAATCTCACATTGTTGTAGCAAAGGACGGTGATCAAGTTAAGACGATTCGGTTCGGTCAACAAGGTGTTTCAGGTTCTCCAGAAGGTTCTGCTAGAAATAAATCATTCAAGGCTCGCCACGCTAAGAACATTGCTAAAGGTAAGATGTCTGCTGCGTACTGGGCTGATAAGGTGAAATGGTAATGGCTACATTCTTAGACTGCATCAATGGTGTTCTACGCCGTATACGAGAGACAGAGGCTATCACGCCAACTGATACAGCCTATGTTAAGTTAATTGGTGATTTTGTTAATGAAGCTAAGAGAGAAGTTGAAGATGCTTGGAACTGGTCTGTGCTTCGTACAACAAAAACAATCACCACTGTTAGCGGCACACAGAACTACGAAATACCTACTACTAATCCAAGAGCAAGGTTGTTAGTGGTTTACATACCATCGCTGAAGAGAGATCTTCAGCAAGCTACACAGAATCAAATGCATGAATGGAATAATCTTCAAGGTTCAGTGAATGGAGATCCTTTTTATTTTTCTATTGGTAACAGCACATCATCTACTGGTGTTATTACTCTTGATCTATGGCCTATCCCATCGTCAGTGCTAACGGTAAAGGTAGACTGTGTTATACCACAGGCTGATTTGTCCGCTGGTACTGATGTTGTTTATGTCCCTTCAGAGTTAGTTATCCAAGGTGCTTATCTTCGTGCTATCAATGAACGTGGTGAAGATGGTGGACGTTTAAGCGAACAACAAGCTGATCTATACCGTAAAGCAGTGGCTTCTTATATCTCTATTGAAGCAGAGCGTTACGGTGATGAAACAACCTGGGAGTGGTCATAATGGCTGCTGAGCTACAATCAGTAAGTATTGTTGCTCCAGGCTTTGCTGGTCTCAATACTCAAGACTCTTCTGTAGCTTTACCTAAAGAGTTTGCACTTCGTGCTGAGAATGCTGTTATTGACCAATATGGTCGTATTGCAGCTAGAAAAGGTTGGGATAACGTTAACACTACCTTAGGTTTTAACGGTGAAGAACCATCATTGATCTTTGAGATTGTTAAGTCTGATGGTACTACAGTTATCGGTTCTATCGGTGATAAGAAGATCTTCACTGGTACGACAACACTTACTCAGGTTTACTCTGATGCTACCTGGACAGCACAGAACTGGAAAGCAGTAAACTTTAATAGTCATACTTACTTCTTTCAACGTGGTCATGATCCACTGTTGTATGATCATGTTGGTAACACATGGCAGAAGATGTCAGCACATGCCTCTTATTCAGGTACTGTACCATTAGCCAATGAAGTGTTAGCAGCTTACGGTCGTCTATGGGTTGCTGACACCACCACAGATAAGAAGACAGTTACTTGGTCAGATTCATTGATTGGTTATAAATGGAATGGTGGTACTCACGGTTCTATCAGCATTGAATCTGTCTTAACTAATGGCTCTGACAGTATCACAGCCTTAGCAGCTTTTAATGGTTTGTTGATCATATTCTGTAAGAAAAGCACTATCATCTATTCTGGTGCTGAAGAAGATCCTACAACAAACCTTCAGTTAGTAGAGGTTATTGACGGTGTAGGATGTATTGCTAGAGATTCTGTACAAGATGTAGGTAGTGATATCTTCTTCTTGTCTGATACAGGTGTACGTAGTCTAGGTAGAACTATTCAAGAAAAATCAGGACCATTGTTCGATGTATCAAGGAATGTCCGTGATGACTTGATTGTTGATGTGATCACTAACGCAACTACTGATGACATCAAATCTGTGTTCGATGAACGTAACGGATTCTATCTACTTAGTTTACCGTCAAGGATCTACACCTATTGCTTTGATCTTAAACAACGACTACAAGATGGTAGCTGTAAAGCAACTACCTGGACTATAGCTCCTAAGTCGTTATTGTCCACCAGAGACAGGAAACTATACATCAGCCGTGTAGGTTATATCGGTGAATATGGTGCTCTGTACTCTGACAATGGCAGTTCATTCAGGTTTGCTTATTACACATCACACATTGATGCTGGTAATGCCTCTATCATAAAGATCTTAAAGAAGTTTGCCATGCTTGTTATTGGTGGCTCTAACACTGAGATCTTCTTAAACTGGGGTACAGACTATTCAGGTAACTACTCAGCAGCTCAGATAGCTTTACCATCAAGACAGCCAAGAGCAGAATACAACATATCTGAGTATAACATAGCTGAGTACAATTCAGGAACAATCATCAATCAACTAAGACAACAAGTAAGCGGTTCTGGTAGAGTGTTTCAGATTGGTATTGAAGCCAACATTAGTGCTGATGTATTGTCTATTCAACAAATCGATGCCTTTTTCAAAACTGGTAGAATCGCCTAAGGACAACGAATAATGTTTACAGAAGAGGAAATCAGGAACATACTTCCTGCTAACTGGGACAAATTAGGGGCAGGTGACAAAGCTAAGTTCTTTAAGGATGTAGGTATATCTACAGATAACTTAGTTAGTCTTGGTGTTATTAAACCAGAAGATACTGCTTGGTTTGCTGAAAGAGGCGTTGCAGCGAAGTCAAACATACCTACATTTACTGATCAGATGGGTTTCCAAGAAGAGAGTGGAACCGTTGTTAGAAGCGCTAAAGATCAGCAAATTGATTGGTTGTTTGAACAAGCTAGGGTTGCTCAGTTAACACCTGCTCAGAAAGCTATTGAAAGTGCTAGGTACACAGAAAGCTTAGAAGGCGGTAACGAGACACGATACAACCCAGTTAACTTCCAAGGGCGTGATTGGCTTGTTGGACCTTCAGGTGATAATCTAGTCACTATGTCTACAGATCAGTCAGGTCTATCAGGTAATAATAAACGATATGATGTCTTAGATCCTATCACAGGACAAGTAAGTCAAGTTGTATCTGAAGATCGTTCAATGTGGCAACGATTTGTTAGCGCACTTCCTCAGATTGCTTTAGGTGCTGCTGCTGTTATCGGTGGTCCTGCTTTATTGGAAGCTGCTGGTGGCTTGTTTGGTGGTGGCGCTGGTGCAGCAGAGCTTGGTGGCTTAGGTGCTCTTGGAGAAGGCGCTGGTGCTGCTGGAGCCGGAGCAGGTACGGTTACAGGCGCAGGAGCATTAGGCGGTACAGCAGTAGGAGCTGGTACAGGTGCTGGTACAGCCGCTACAGGTGCTGCCACAGGTGCTGGTGTTGGTGCTGGTGCTGGCACAGGTGTTGGTGCTGGTGCAGGTGCTGGCACAGGTGTTGGTGCTGGTGCAGGTGTTGGTGCAGGTGTTGGTGCTGGTGCAGGTGTTGGTGCAGGTGTTGGTGCTGGTGCAGGTGCTGCCACAGGCGCAGCAGCCACAGGAGCCGCTACAGGTGCAGCAACTGGTGCTGCCAGTACACTGTTTAACCCAGCATCGTTGTTTACCACAGCAGCTAACACCTTACTACAAGGATTAACGAACACTAACGCACAGAATGTTCTTGGTGGTTTGATTAGTTCTGGTGCTAACTTAGCAATGATCCAGGATGCTGCTAACAAGCTACGTCAGCAAGGACAACTAACTCAAACAGAATACACTAACTTAGCTAATCAGTTAGGTGGTCAGTACGATGCAGCGGGAGCAGCAGCTAGGTTAGGTCAGACACAGATTGCTCAAGGTATTCTTCCTTATACACAAGCATTAGGTAACACAGCACAGCAAGGTTTGATGAATGTAGGTAAAACTGCTGCTAACATGGTTGGTCAGTTTACACCTTATGGTGTTACTGGTTCTTTGTTCGGAACTACCTATGATCCTAAGACAGGACAGGTTAACACTGCCTTGACAGAAGATGCAAGAGCTGGTATATATAATCCATTAGCACAGTCTGTTTATCAGTCTATCAATGCTGCTAACATGACTAACGTAGACCAGCTTAGTCAGGATTACTACAACAAGTTAGCTGCATTGTCTGCACCTGAAGTAGAGCGTCAACGCCTTGCTACAGAGGCTAGGTTACGTGCTCAAGGAAGATTGGGTGTAAGTGGTTCAGCTTTTGGTGGTTCTTCACCAGAGCTGTTAGCACAGGAACAAGCCATTGCTAGACAGCAACTAGAAAGAGAGCTACAGTCTAGACAGGCTGCTTTAGGAGAACGTGGTACGCTCCTCAGCCAAGGCACTGCGGCACTAGCACCTATACAACAGTTAACACAGCAAGAGATGGCACAGGCTCAGTTGTCTGGTCAGTTAGGTCAACTAGCACAACAAGGTAGGATCAGTGCAGCAGGATTGTTCGCTCAACCAGCAGCACAGGGTTACATGACGCAGGCTCAGACAGGCTTAGCAGGTCAACAGTTAGCTGCTAATGCTCAACAGGCTGGTGTACAGCAACAGTTACAAGCACAGTTAGCTGGTTTGAATGCACAAGGTAACCTACGTAGTCTTGGTCTAGCAGGTAACTTACAAGCCCAACAAGAAGCACTAGCTAGTTTAATGTCTGGTAGACAGAATGTAGCTAATCAGATATTAGGTAACCAAGGTGCTTTAGGAAGTGCTGCTGGAGGACTCTTAAGTAATATACTAAATCCTAATGCTGCTGGAAACATCAATAGCTTAGGTTTTGGTACTGGACTAGGATACGGTAATCAAGACATTGGTCAGTTTCTAATGTAAGGAACAGTAATGGCACAGCAACAAAGTCTATTTGGTCCAAGCATCTACGATGTACAACAACAACAGATGCAACAGGACAGAGAAAACGCAATAGCTCAAGCTCGATTAACACCATATCAAAGCATTAGGGCTGGTGCTGCTATGGCGGGTACACAGGCTGGTAGATCTATTGCAGGGTTGTTCGGTGTGGAAGACCCTAAGCTGAAGGAAGCATCAGCTAGGCAGGAACTAAAGAATGCTATCTCAGCACAATGGGATGGACAAGACCCTGTAGTAGCTTACAAGATCATGGCTAAAGAAGCTGCTAGGCTTGGTCTAACACAGGAAGCTATCTCTGCTGCTGCACAGGTTAAGGCTGCTGAAGAGTCTGCGCTTGATAAAGAACAGAAACGTATTAGACAGACTTATGAGATTGGTAAGCTTGCTGCACAAACACAAGAAGCACTACGTAAGGCAGAACAAGCCAAAACAGCTAAAGTACCTTCTTTAGTCCAATATCAAGAAGCTAGAGATGCTCTTGATGATGCTTTGCAAACAGAACAAGATCCTCAAGTTCGAACAAGGCTTGAAACAAGGAAGAAGGAACTTGATAGCTATATTAACAAAGAAAGCACAAGAGAACCAAAAGCAGCAAAAGAACCAAAAAAAGTAGGTGTATCAACTACAGGACAAGTGGTTTACTATGATCCTGAGACACGTAAACAGTTTACCTTCGATAGTCAAGGAAAAGAAGTACCGTTCACTGGACAAATTAGAGAAGGTGGCTCAACAACCAATGTTGTTCTTAACACACCACAGACTGCTGCTTTGGTCGATCAAGGGCAAAAAGCTACAAAACCAATCTTTGATAGAGTACAGTCTATTGATCGTTCAATATCGCTGATAGATCAAAACACACCTTTCTCTGAAGCTGCTTTACGTCAAGAGATTGCATCAATTTTTGGTGATTCTCAGAAAGCAGCTACTGAGGTAAAGGGTTTAGCTAACACTGGTTCTCTTGATGAGCGTATTGCTAATAGATTTGTTAACTTTGTTTCTGGTAAAGACACTAAAGTTACTAACGAAGATCGTAGAGCTGTTCTTGTTGCATTACGTAAACGAGAACAAGATCAATATGAGCGTAGGTTAAACCCATTCAGACAAGCAATTAAGAAAGAATCTGGTGGTGATCCTAACGCTATTTTCCCATCGTTTGAAGAATCTTTTGGGGTGGTTCCAGGAACTTCTACAGGGAAGAGAAAAACAAAGTCAGGCACTGAATACACTGTTGAATAACCTAAGGAATAAGAATGCCTACTTATACCATTAACGGTAGAACTGTAAGGACTACTAAGCCTCTCACAGATGATGAGATTGATGAGATTGCTGCTACACTACCTACTCAGGCTGGTGTAACACCTAAAGAGTTATCTAAGGTATTCCAACGTAACAGACCACAGGATACTGGTGTTACTCCTGGTCAATACTTAACTGATGTTGCTAAAGGGACTGTAGCTAGGTTTGTACCAGATATTATGAGAGCTGTTGCGGGTATGGAAGCTCCTGTACAGACTCCATCAGCAGAACCAGGGCTAACACAACAGATTGAAAAACAGTTTATTCAGCCTGTAGAGCAAAGAACACAACAGGCTGTAGGTTATCAGCAAATACCTGCCCCTAATAAAGCATTACGTCTTACAGGTGCTGCTATTGAGTCTGCTGGTTCGCCTGTTAACATTGCTTCTGGTAGTGGTGGTATTGTTGCTAGAGTATTGCAAGGTTTCATACCAGGAATGACAGCAGAGTTTGGTGGTCAAGTAGGACAGAACATCGCTGGTGATGCTGGTCAGTTTGTCGGTGCTTTAACTGGTGGTGTGGCTGGTGGTTTAGGACAATCTCAGCTTGGTTTTAGAGCTGCTAAGTTAGGATATGACAGAGTTGCTCCTAAGATACAACAAGCTAAACAACGTTTTAGTGGTACTGTTCCAGATGAAGAAATACAGCGTGAAGCTAGTAGTGCTGTAGAAAACATCTTACGTGCTGCTGCTGATGCTGACCCTAACATTGCTGCTAACATTCAGAGAGCTGATGAGATAGCTCGTACTACTGGCGTACAACTACCAGCAACGGCTATCCTAAACAGTAACCCTGTATTGGTTGATCAAGTTAGGAGTTTAGCTGCCAGAGATCCTGTATTCCGTAGTCAGTACGGTCAACAGTTTGAACAAGCTCAACAGGCTTTAGAGGGAAGAGCTACACGATTGTTCGGACAACCAGCAACAGCTAATACAATCATCGAACAAACTGTTAAGGATATACCTCTTGATAAGGTACAACAACGTAGACTAGACGCACTGAATAAACAGATTGCTAAAGAGTCTATCTTTAATGTCTCTGATCAACAGCAGTTAGGTTCTCGTGTCAAAAAGTTAGTAGAAACCAAAGAAGATGCTGCTAGAAAAGCTACTAGCCCGTTGTATGATTCTGCTTTTGATTTTGCTAAACAAAACAACATTGTATTACCAGCAAACAGTGTGGAGGATATCTACACATTCGCTAATCAGAAACAAGCAGTAGATGTGTTTGGTACTTTTCCTTCATTGTGGAATAAGATAAACAAACACTTTAGCCCTAATCAAGAGACACAGCTTTTTAATAATCTTGATATTAGTTATTTAGACTCTTTGAAACAAGCAGTAAACAAAGCATTACGTAGTTCAAACGATCCTAAAGAACTTCGTTTATTAGGAGAGCTTCGTACAAAGGTTGATGATGCTATATATGCTTTACCTGAAGAATTCTCAACAAGATACAAAGCTGCTGATGCAGCCTTTAGAGAGAATGTAGGTTTACCTTACAACCAGGAAGCTATTAAACAAGTAGATAGAGCTAAGTTTGATGAGACTGTTCTCCCTGTCCTTACTAAGAATAGATCAGCATTAAGTCAATTCTTAGCAGCAACAGGTAGTGAAGGTTTTGATTTAGCCAAAAAAGCTTTTATTATTGACTTTGATAAAGCAGTTATCAAAGATGGTGTTATTGATCCAAAAGCTGCTAGTAAATGGTTAAAGGAAAACAACCCAACACTTTCGCTACTTGGGACTAGAGCTGATGATGTTCGTCTTGCTATTAGTGATGTTACAGCTCTCAACGCAGAGAAGGTAAAGATTAACAATGCCTTCACTGAAGCTAAGAAGAATAAGCTACTCCAACTAGAAGGTAAGACTGCACAAGAGATCGTAAGTGGTCTATACAGCAAACCAGCTAACGTAGATCAGTTCTTACGTACTTATGGCAGTAACGTAGATACATTGAATGCTGTACGATCATTCATGTTAGATGATGTGTTGTCCGCTTCTGATCCTATTGCAGCACTAACTGATAGGACTAGAAAGGCTACCTACGATAAAGTCTTTGGTCCTACGTACATTAAGAATGTAGAGAGTTTGGCAGAGGCTTCTAGGAGATTAGCGGACAACCCTGCTAACGTTAAGTTTAACGTACAGGAAGTACCTAAGACAGAAATTGAGCGTATAACAGGTACTACACCAGAGTCTATAGCATCACAAGTGCGTGATCGGTTTACATCAGCACCGTACGTAGTAACATCACTACTATCCAAGTTCTGGGCAAAGCAGACAGCAGAAGCTACTGATGCTCAACTTAAGGCTTTATTGCTTAATCCTCAAGAAGTTAAAAAGCTATCTCAGGCTTTTACACCTAAGGCTGATGGATCTTTAGATTTAACTAAGGTTAATTCAGCACTGAAGTCAGCACAGAAGTTCGGTGTTAACTTACTAGAGATGGCAATCAATGATGCTGCAATGGGTGCTGTAAGAGCTACGCCAGCCATCCAGGCTAACATGCCAGAGGAGATGCAGTAATGTTTGAACTCATTGGTGCTCTGATCGGTGGTGTTTTTAGACTTGCTCCAGAGCTTCTTAAGATATTAGATAGGAAGTTTGAAAGAGAGCATGAACTAAAGAAGTTAGATGTTGAAGTCTCTATCGCTAAGATGCAAGCAGAGTTTGCTCTACAGCAGGGACACCAACGTCTACAAGAGCATGAATTAGATGCTATCGGTGAAGCATTCAAACAACAAGCAGAGTCTGATAGCAAGGCTTGGAAGTGGATAGCATCACTATCTGCTTTGGTTAGACCAGCAGTGACGTACTGGTTTGTATTCTTTTATTCTGCTGTGAAGATAGCAGGTTTGTACTTAGCTTTCTTACAAGATGGTGTTTGGACTAATGTACTCATCACAGGCTGGACGGATTTTGATGAGGGTATGTTAGCTATGATACTATCGTTCTATTTTGTCGGTAGAGTTTGGGAGTCTTCAAAGAAATGATAGATAAAGCTAAAAAGTCTGAGCAAGACAGGAAATATAGAGAAAAGAACAAGGAAGTTTTGAGAGAAAAGAAAAGACAGTATTACTTAGCGAACAAAGAAAAGATCAATGAAAAGGCTAAGAAGAACTACGAAGAAAACAAAGATTCTTATAAAGAGCGAGCAAAACTGTGGAAGTTAGATAATTCCGCAAGACATAACGCAGCTTGTATGGATGGATATACAAGAAAAATGAAAGCCCGTCCTAAGTGGTTAACTCCGATACAGTTAGTACAGATTCAAGAGTTTTATGAAATAGCTAAAGCAAAGTCTTTTCAGACTGGTATAGCACATCATGTTGATCATATTATACCTTTAAAGAATTCTATTGTTTCTGGTCTTCATGTTCCTTGGAATCTACAAATATTAACTGAATCAGAGAATTGTAGTAAGAAAAACAATGTCCTTGTCTAAAGTAATCGCCATCGCTGAACCACTAATCAAGAGATTCGAAGGCTGGAGAAGTAAACCCTATCTATGCGGTGCTAACGTCCCCACCATAGGCTGGGGATCAACAATGTATGAAAATGGTGATAGGGTTACCTTAGATGATCCTGAGATCTCAAAAGAAAGAGGACAGGAATTGTTTGAACTTGCTGCAGAAAGGTTCCTACTTCAAGTCTACAAAGCCTGTCCAGTGTTGACGAAACACCAAAATAAAGCTGCTGCAATAGTTAGCTGGACTTACAACTTAGGACCAGCTAGGCTCCGAGCATCCACGATGCGAACAAGAATAAACCAAGAAAGATGGGAGGAAGCTGTTCAAGAACTAAAGCGTTGGAATCTTGAAGCAGGTAAAGTATCCAGAGGTCTTGTTCTTCGTCGTGAAGCAGAGGCGACATTATTCCTCCTTAGCCCATCCAATAACAAAACTGAACATGGCAATGTTGATGAAGACAAAGAACCCTTCCAGAAGAACCTCAGATCCGTCCTCGTCAGCTACGACAAAATCATCAGAGTAACAAATCCCTAACATAAACCCTGATAGAAAAGACCAACCCCATATATTCGGCATAGTTTTCCTTAGTGACCTTTATAGACCCCTTTGCAGGGGTCTTTTTTTTATCTAGATTTCACACACACCGGCTACACAGGCAAGCTGCTGTGCACCCTCAACGTTATCATCATTTTCCTTAAGCATATCCCAGTTGATATTTACTGGCATCTTAGCTAACAAGGCTTCATAGTCTTCCTTGCTGCATGTCTCATAAGGAGCTTGCCTATACGTACCCCCATCCATTGGCAGGAATGATACACCAGTACAGATATCAAAGTTGTCATACACCCAAGCACCTACAGTAGGCCAATCATTCTCATTAACTGAGATAGTCACTGAAGGTTTATGTTCGCACCAGTGAAGCTGATACACACGCCATAAGTTAAGGTGAGCTATAGCATCAACATCATCCCTGGTGATAGCACCTTCAGGAGCCTTCATAGGAAATGAGAACACGGTAGTGCTATCCGGTCTCATCACACAAGGTTCACTAGGAATACCTTGTTCGATCATAAACGCCGTGAGAGGGTCTTTTTTATCTGATCGTACACGCCTAATGTAATACTGGGCATGTTGAGGATGAATGCCAGAAGCAGTGCCACAAAGCTGAGACACAGTACCAGAAGGCTTGACGCAAGTGATAGCAGCAGAGACAGGGATATTAAGAGCATTTGCTGTAACTTCGTTAGCAATGATTGCTTCATTTTTCAACATCTCCAATCTTGCTGGTAACGCTTTATCATCAGGATCATTCAGTAGCTTATGATCGTAGATACCTGTCAGCGATACACCCAATAGACGCTCTTCAGCGGTGTTCTTTTCCCAGATCTTACGTAGGTATGGAAAGGTAGTCATCGTGCTCTGCCAAGTGCCTAGAATCGCTGCTACACGTACTTTGTACATCAAGTCTTGAAGTGTGTCCGTATCACGAACAATGACCTCTGTGAGGTTACAGAACTGGTAAGGACGAAGGATAATCTCTGAGCAAGGATTCGTACCAAAGTCATGGTTAGGGTCTCTACGGCCATTGATAGCTGCTTGCTTCTTCGATGCATCTCTGTTAAAGATACCACGTTCACCTGAATGGCTTTCATAGATCGAACACCATTCACGCATAAACTGTCCTACTGAAGGCTTTACATCATACACAGCAGAGTTGTTAGCAAGGCTACGCTGTCCTTGTTGTTCCCACCATGCTCCTGCTTTAGCGTGTGCCATACGATCATCACTGAGATCGCTTAAAGAAATCATCGCAGAACGCCGCACACCACCCACAACAACAACCTCCCCGATCTTGCACAGAATATCATGGCATTCAAGGGACGACAGACGACGATTTTTGGCCGCTTGGAACTTCCTAATAACAAATTTGAATAGTTCAACGAGGGGTTCTGGACCAGAAGCTCTGCCTCCAAAGGTCTTAAGTCTGGAGCCAGCAGGTCTAACTTTGGATACATCCCAGGTTGCAATTTCTCCAGCGTATAGTAAAGCAATGAGTTGTCGTAATGCTTTAGCCCAGCCCTCTTTGCTGTCGGATACCACGATAGTAGTTTTACTATCAAATAACTGATCAGGGACTTCAGGTAGTTGATTAACATACTTAGCCTCTACTGAGAATCCAACGCCTGTACCGCATAAGAGGATGTACATCGCCTCATCAAAGGACTTAGGGTCGTCGATAGGCAGATAACTACAGTTATAACCAGCAATGTTCTGACGCTCAAGTGCCTCTCCAGCAGTCATCATACAACGCATCGAAGGCATTACATCCATGTTTAGGATTGCTTTATGCACTGTCTTATAGATGTGTTGTGGGATCTCATACTTGTGTTTGTCTAACAGTTGTTTCTTCATGAAACCCATGTAGCGTTCAACTGTTTCACTCCAGTTCTCACGTCTGCCTTGTTCGTCAATGAAACGACTGTAGCGGCTTTTGTGGATAAAACTTGAGTAGTTATTTAACTTCATTCTTCGTCCTCTTCGGTGTCATCTATTTCGTCAACAAGTTGGTCAAACATGGCTTCGATTCTGTCCTCAAACCTGTCTACCAGTTCTTCCGCTGTTATGTTCAATATCTCAAGTAGAGATATTTCATCCAGTCTCTTAAGTTTTTCAAATAAGTCCAGAATCGTTAAAGCCATAGTCACTCCTTATAATACTTACTTTTTACTAAATCATAGTTCTCAATCACATACTCCAGATAGTGTACTGCTTTAAGTAGATCTTCTCTACCATTCTTTCGTTGGTGTCTCTGTACGTACTTAACAACATTAGCTAACCAAGGGTCTAATGACCATGCTGAGATAACATCCCAAGGTTGTAGTGTTGTCTGCTTGTAATGATCACCACCAACCTGTTTAGCTTGGTTTGAGTATTTCGGCAGCAATTGGTTCACTCCTTCTTTGTTGTTGCCACCCACCGCAGTCTTGGCATTGATAGCGTTGGTACTTTCCTGTGAGTGAGGTACTAAACCCTCTCCTCTGTAGATTGATACTAGAGCATCGTGTACAGCTTCGGTGGTCTTTGTTGACTGAGGCGTTAGGGTGGGTTCGAATCCAGGGAAGAAATCGCTCATAAACCTTCTCCAGCAATATGACATCCTGTTTGTTGTACTGCTCCATGACTTCCCATGCTGCTTTGTCTTTGTTCATACACTTGATCCAAAGTTCAAAGCCTTCATGCTTAGTCTTCTGACCTAGTCCTAACGCCCTAGCAACATAGTCCAGCTTGTTACTAGGAAACCTAAATTCCTTTCTAGCAGTCTTTAACAGATCAATCTGATGGTAAGGTGCTGGAGGAGACATACCAGCCTCAAGGAACTCTTTGTTAAGTGTTGGTATGTCAAACCTAGTTCCATTGTAATGTACCACAGCATCGCATTCATCTAAGAGACTATGGATCTTCTTTAACATAGTCTTCTTACCGTTTAGGATACTACTGAACATTAACTGATCACCTTGATACCACTTAGCGGACCAACACAAAACACTACTGCTGTCTACGATCTGACTGATACTGATGTTCTGTTGGAACAAACCCCAACAAAACACCGTATTAGGTGCTGTTTCGATGTCAAGTAGCAGGATTCGCATCAGCGTCTGAATCTGTTTCGTAGTTTACAGGATCTTCGTGTCCGAAGATGTTAACGATCTTTCCGAACTGGTCAACGAATACTTTATCCTTAACATCGTAACCGTAGTAAGAACCTATAGCTTCACAAGCTTTCTCTAACAACTTAGGCCATGCAACACCACTATCGTAGGTAGCACGGATCTCAACCATATGACTTAGTGGGTGACCATAGTCAGCATTGAACTGCTGTTCTTCTTCGGTGTCTTCTGACATTATTGTCACATTAAAACTAATCCTACTATCGCTCATCTTCATCTCCATTCATTAAGGCATCCCAGGCATTAGGGAATACTTCAGAGCAGACTCGGCAGATGTTCTCTGCAACGATCCTTGTCTCTGCTTGGGCTTCCTTTGCTAACCTTAATTGACATACTCTAGCAAAGGCGTAAAGGCTCCCACTCCAATACCATTCAGTCATCATGGATTGGGGGAGTATCATCCTAGCTTGCTCAGGGCAAATACCTTCCTTGAGCATTAGGTCGTACAATGTTACCATGTAAGCAGTGTACTTGTCAACTGTTGCGTTCCAGTCAGTGTGACTTTTTACCGGTTCTGATGAACTTCCTTGCTTGACATTTGGTGCTTTACGTCTGAAGTACGTAGGCTGATAGAACTCTGGTGAGCTATCAACATAGCGTCTACTGACTTCATTCCAGGCTAACCCTACTGTATGCTTCATCAACTGCCTAGCTACGAAGATAGGTGCTTTGATCCTAAACTGAATGAAACAATGACTGAATGGACTCCAATGGTTGTGCTTAGCTAGATAGTTAATCAGCTTGATATCTTTAGGATCTAACACAGGTAAAGGAAAGTAATGGTTGCTTTGCTCTGTGTCATACCAATCAACAGCCTCTGACTCTTTATCAAAGCTAACACGAGCAGCATTGACTACCGTTAAGTCATTGCCCATGTGTTCGATGTAGTCTACTTTAATGTTTGCCATAAACCTTTCTCATCCTGGTGGCTTGTTTACTTTCCTCTACAGTCTTCTGCTTCTGATGTATTTCCCAAAGCTTTGCCTTCTCTACTATTGCTATGAAGTGATCAAGGCTAACCAGTGCTAAAGGATCAGATCTATTCTGCTTGATAACTAAGAGGGGTTCTTTGTCTTTGCCTTCACAGTGCCGTATTGCTTGTTCGTAGTCAGTGTAGACTGCAATTCTTGCTCTGTTCTTGCACTCAACGCCGTACCTAAATCGTTCCAGTGCATTCGTCGAGAGCCAGACATCCTCGCCCTGTGTACCCATTGGTGTGCTTTTGCAATCATGTTCGCTTAGATTGAAAGTGTCTCTTAACTTTTGTACCACCAGCTTTTGCAGCAGTCTTCCTTTGTTTTTTGCGCTTGAAGGCTTCAATGTCAATCTCCGTCCAATTACTTATCCAGCTCTTAGGAATGATCATGACAGCATTACAATCATTCTCTCCTATCGCTGCTGCTAGGTGTACCTCATCATCAGTCTCATGAGTCATAAACCCAACAGACTTACACTTTGCTAACGAACCAGTACCCTTTAGTTGCCATCCTGAGCTGGCTACAGCATCTACCCACTCTAGGTAGACGATGGTGTCGGTGGTTGCCATATTTCATCCTTCCTGCGTCTAATCCACAGTAGTTGTCCGTTCTCTAACACACGTTCAGCATCACCGTCATAGGCCTTCAGAACAGCCTCATACATGGCTAGGTCAGTATCAAAGTCACCGAGGATCTTGTCAGCCTTCTTAGGGCCAATACCACGTAATCCCTGTACATTGTCTACCTTATCACCAGTAAGGATCTGACGATAGAAGTTCTTAAGTGCTACTTTGTCATTCACGTAGTAATGATCCTTCTTGACAGGATTGTAGTGATGACCAGGGATCATGTCTAAGTCTTTGTCAATAGATACGATAATTGAGTTATCCCTGGTTAGCGTGGCATGGATTCCAATAGCATCATCAGCCTCTTGTCCATCAGCCACTCTGAAGTCCCAAGCAGTAATAAGGTACTCACGAAGGCTATGAAGATGTACGGGCCTGGGCGCATCCTTTCTGTTTCCTTTGTAGGGTTGTGTCTTAGCGATGTCATGTCTGTAGTTGTCCTTACCAGTTAAGTAACCGACATGGATGTTAGAGGAGAGTTCAATAAAGATCAGCTCCTCCAACATGTCTGCCATCGTTCTGATAGCAACCTTCTCTGTTTCCTCGTTACAGGCAAAGCCTACACGGTAGCAGAGAATGTCACCATCAATGATTGGCATTAGCTTCATTACAGTACGTCTTCTGTTTC